GTATGACACCTGGTTCCCCCGCTACCACCAGGCGTTCGAGGACGGCGACATCGAGACCTTCGGCGATGAGGACTGGATCGCCGACCACCGCAGCGTGGTGCTGAGCAAGGGCTCGCCGCGCATGAGCGACGCGCGCACCAAGGGCAGCGACGGTGGCAACCGCCACGGCGATGCCGCCGTGTCCGGCGTGCTGATGTGGGCGGCCGCGCGGCAGGAGGCACAGCCGGCGGCCGGTGTCGACGTTGCTGCGGCACCCGACACCTACCGCGCAGCCGGTTTTGGTCGGCGCGGACCGACAAACATGTTTGCGGCCAAAAACGGCCCTGTGAGCGTCTCGGAGCGTCCGGGGCGCCACGGATGGACAGGTTGATACCACGATGAGCCCTGCGAAAATTCGCGAAAAGTATTCCGGCGATTTCTTCGACCGTTACCCCGATGCATTTGCGCCGGGGTGGAACAAATCGGCCCCCGAACCCGAGAAACCACTGCGTGAGGCCGCCGGTGCGAACGTGGACGCCGACGATGACCAGTGGCGTCGGCTGACCGGCGACGGCCAGCGCGATCTGGCGCCGATGACGCAGGACCGCATGCAGCGTCTGGCCCACTATCAGTGGGAGACCAACTTGCTGGCCAATCGGCTGATCGAGCTGCCGGTGGCCTACCTGCTGGCAGCGGGCGTGCGACTGATGATCCAGGATGAGGATGCGCAGGGCATCTTGGACCGGCACTGGGATGATGGCCTCAATGCCTGGGACCTGAAGCTGCCCAAGCGCGCCCGCGAGCTGGCGCTATTCGGCGAGCAGTGCTTTCCGGTGTTCCGCAATGAGCACAACGGCTTCGTGCGCCTGGGCTATCTCGACCCGGCGCTGATCGAAACCGTGGTGACGGATCCCGAGAACCGCGAGCAGCCGATCGGCGTGGTGACCAAGCGCGACAAGAAGGGCCAGAGCCGGCGCTACCGGATCATCGTCAATGTGCCGGAGTCGGCGTTTGCCGATCGCGCGCGGCAGATCCGCGAGACGTTCACCGACGGCGAGTGCTTCTTCTACCGCGTCAACGATCTGGCTAGCACCACGCGCGGGCGCAGCGACTTGCTGGCGCATATCGACTGGCTGGATGCCTATGACCAGTACCTGTTCGGCGAACTGGATGGCGCCGCGTTCCGACGCGCATTCGTTTGGGATGTCACGCTGACCGGTGCGAGTCCCGATCAGGTCAACGCGCGGGCCAAGACCATCACGGCGCCGAAGCCCGGCAGCGTGCGGGTGCACAACGAGGGCGAGCAGTGGGAGGCGAAGTCGCCCGACCTGAAAGCGGAAGACGCGTCATCCGGTGCGCGGCTGTTCCGCAACCAGGTGCTCGGCGGCGCGACGATCCCCGAACACTGGTACGGCGGTGGCGGCGACGTGAACCGCAGCACCGGCGAGAGCATGAGCGAGCCGACCGAGAAGGTGCTGCTGATGCGCCAATCCATGCTGGGCTACATGCTCACCGATATCGGGCGCTACGTGGTGCGCAGCGCCTGGGGCGCGCTCGATCGCGAGCTGACAGACGCCGAAGCGGACATCCTGGGCACGCTGGTCGCCGAGTGGCCGGAGATGACCAACAAGGACATCACGAAGTACGCGGCCTCGCTGATGCAGATCGTCAGCGCGATCGCGGGCCTGCTCGAAGAGGGTCTTGTGACACGCAAAACGGCCTTGCGCATGGTGACAGCCATCGCCGACCGCCTGGGCGTCGAGATCGACGTGGATGAAGAGCTGGACAAGGCCATCAAGGAAATCGGCGAGCGCGGCGGCAATGAGCTGCTCGGCATGCCGTTGACCCGCCGTCCACCGGCGCCGGCACCCACCGACGACGCCGGCGGCGCCGACTGACGTGGACGCCGAAGAACAGGCGCGTCGGTTCGCGACAGCGGCAAAGGCCGAGACGCAGGCACTGCCGCTGATCCAGCGGGACACGCTGGCGGAGATCATCCGCCAGCTGGCGCTGGCCGAAGGTCAGGTGATCGCGCTGCTGTCGGCGTCACCGACCGAGTCGGCGCAGCGACGGCTGCGCCAGTTACAGCTGGAGCTGGAACGCACGATGGAAGACTTCCGTGTTGCAGCGGAAGCGGCCAGCACCAAAGGCGCGACCGATAGCTGGCAGGCGGGCATCCGCACGATCGCCGCACCGTTCGACGCCGCCGGGGTGTCGGTGCTCGGTGCCCGCATCGACGCCAGCGCCTTGCTGGCCAGCCGGCGCATGTTGACGGACCGCATCCAGGACATCAGCTTGCGGGCGCTCAATCGCCTGAACGGCGCGCTGATCCAGCACATCATCGGTGCGCAGCCACTGGCGGACACGATCACGCAGGTGGAGCGCATCATGGGCGGCGTGCCGCGGGCGCGGGCGATGACCGTCGCCTACACCGAAATCGGCCGCGTGCATTCGATCTCCCAGGACGCAGCCCTGCAGCAGGCCGGCGCGATCGTGCCGAACGTGCACAAACGTTGGCTCAAGAGTGGCAAGGTGCATCCCCGTCCGGAACACGTGGCTGCGCACAATCAGATTCGGCGCTACGATGAGCCGTACCTGGTCGACGGCGAATCGCTGCAGTATCCACGCGATCCCAACGGCAGCGCCGGCAACACGATCAACTGCGGCTGCCTGTCCATCCCTGTCGTCGATGGCAGCAGCTTTGCCGGCCATGTGGTGCGCATCGGTGCCCGAGGTGGTATCCGCACGGCAGCACTGCCCACGTGAGCGTTACTAGCGCGCGCTAAAAGACTGCCCGCCACCCACACGGCAAAGTCATCTCACCGCCCTTGCGAGGAGAGATGAGCATGCCGCCCAAGCCGAACGACGAGAAGGCCGCCGCTGACAAGGCCGCTGCCGAGAAGGCCGCTGCCGAGAAGGCCGCCGCCGAGAAGGCCGCGACCGGCAAGGCCAAGGTGATCGCCGAGACGAAGACCGAGCGCGTCCTGCAGGACGATCGCCGGGTCTGGAAGGAAGCGAAGTGAAGCGCGCGACGATCCCGGCCGAGGGCATCGTCGGCGAGGTGGCCCTGCGCGAAGCTGCCGCTGGCGAGTTCGGCGAGATCAGCAACCTGGTGAGCACGGCGTTGCGCACGGCCTATCCGCAAGGGGACAACTGGATCCAGGCGCTGTATGCCGATCGCGCCGTGGTGTCGAACAAGGGCCGGAAGTACGCCTACCCCTACAGCATCGACGACAACAACCAGGTCACCCTGGGCACCCCGTACGAAGTGGTGATGCAACACGTGCCGGCTGCCGGTGTGCAGCCGGTGCGGGAAGCAGCACCCGAAAAGACGACCCCCGAGAGCGAGCAGGCAGGCGGCCGGGTGAGCCCGGCCGCCCTGGGCGGCGACGTGTTCATCGAGGCGATCGATGCGACGGATGCCAAACCGAGTCGCTACCTGGTGCGCGTGATCAAGGCCGGCACCTCGCTCAACAACGTGACATATCCGCGTGCGGTGCTGCGTGAGGCCGCGCCGCTGTTCAATGGCGCCCGCGTGTTCGTGAAGAGCGACTCCGAACACCTCAAGGGCGGCGGCAAGGACGTGCGCCAGCTGGTCGGCCGGCTCAGCGATGCCACGTTCGTCGAGGCCGGTGGCGGCGAGATCCAGGCGGTGTTCGACGTGTTCGAGTCCGCCGACGTCGCACCGATGCTGCGCGAGGCCGTGCAGCGCGGCATGACCGACTTGTTCGGCCTGTCGATCGACGCCGCTGGCACGAGCCGCAAGACCGGCAAATTCCGTGAGGCCATCTCGATCACCAAGGTGGCCAGCGTGGATCTGATCATCGAGCCCGGTGCCGGTGGTCAGCTGATCCGTTTCGTTGAAGCACACAACCCCGAGGAAGACACCATGCTGCGCTCGCAGATGATCAAAGAAATTGGCGCCCGCGATGCGAAGCGGGCCGAGGGGCTGGCCAATGCCAGCGACGACGATGTGCTGGCCGCGTACCGCGAGGCGGTGGGCAGCAGTGCCGATGCCGGCACCGGCAACGGCCTGACCAAGGAAGACCTGGCCGAGCACACCCGCATGATCGAGGCGCGTGCCGATGCCCGCATCGCGATCGCCGAGAGCAAACTGCCGCTGGCCTCCCAGATGCGCATCAGCGAGCGCTTCCGTGAAGCCGCCAGCTTCACCGCCGAGGACGTGGCGGCGGCGATCAAGGACGAGCGCGAGTACTTGGGCAAGGTGGCTGGCGGTGGCCAGGTGACCGGCCTGGGCCAGTTCATCGAAGCCGGCGACGGCCGCGCGGAGAAGATGGCCAAGATGCTGGACGACTTCTTCGATCCGAAGCAGCGCGCGATGTCGTTCCGCGAGTGCTACATCGAGCTGACCGGCGATCGCCAGGTGACCGGCCTGATGCAGCACGTCGACCGCGACCGCCTGCGCGAGGCTGCCGGCGGTGACCAGTACCGCGAGGCGATCAGCTCCAGCACCTTCGGCGACATCCTGGGCGATTCGATCACCCGCGCGATGATCCGCGAGTACGGTGCGCTGGAGTCCTACAGCGACTGGCGCTGGATGTGCGACGTGGTGCCGGTGACCGACTTCCGCACCCAGGAGCGCACCCGCATGGGTGGCTACGGCAACCTGCCCACGGTGGCCGAGAACGGTGCCTACACGGCCCTGACGTCGCCGGGTGATGAGGCGGCCAGCTACGCGGTGACCAAGCGCGGCGGCATCGAGACGATCTCGCTGGAGACCATCGCGAACGACGATGTGGGCCTGCTGCGCCGTATCCCCCGCGCCCTGGCCACCGCTGCCGGTCGCACGCTGTACGAGTTCGTGTATGCGTTCCTGGACAGCAACTCGGCGATCTACGACGGCAAGGCGCTGTTCCACACGGACCACAAGAACCTCGGCACGGCGGCGCTGGACGCCACGTCGTTTGCCGCCGCGCGCCTGGCGATGAAGAAGCAGGCCGAGCTGTCGAGCACCAAGCGCCTGGGCATCACCCTGCGCCACCTGGTGATCCCGTCCGACCTGGAAGAGACGGCCTTCGACCTGTTCGTGCGCGACACGAACAACGACGAAACCTTCGTGCAGTCGCGCAAGCCGAAGGTGCACGTGGTCGACCATTGGACCGACGCCAACAACTGGTATGCCACTGCCGACAACGCGCAGGTGCCGCTGGTCGAGCTGGGCTTCTACGGCAGCGAGGACCCCGAGCTGTTCGTGCAGGATCTGCCGACCCAGGGCTCGCTCTTCAGCAACGACCAGATCAAGTACAAGATCCGGCACATCTACAGCGGCGCTGTCCGCGACTACCGCGGCTTCTACGGCGCGGTGGTTCCGGCCCCCGATCCGGGTTGATCCCCACCCCCGTGCGTGCCTGGCCAGGGATGGCCACCTTTTTCTTGAGCCCGACTGCCGATGCCTCTCGCTGACTTCCAGACGCTTGTGGACGCCCTTGTGCGCGACGCTGATCGCGGCGACGTTCTTACGCCCGCCGATCGCGATGACGCGATCGCGTCGGCGGTGGCGCAGTACTCCCATGCGCAGCCGCGCAATGTGGTGGTCGATCTCACCTCGCCGGGCGGTGCACGCATCGACGTGCCCGCCGGCTTCACGGCGGACTCGCGCCTGGTGTCCATCGAGTACCCGGTGGGCCGGTTGCCGGCGAGCGAGCTGCCACTGTCCGAGGTGCGCTTCTACGCCCAGCCGTCCGGCCGGCAGATCGAGCTGCCGGTGGTTCTGGATGCCGGCGAGCTGCTGCGGGTGACCTACACCGGTGCGCAGCTTGTCGATGCCGTAGACGACACGGTGCCGCGCCACCACCGCCAGGCGGTGGCCAGCCTGGCCGCCAGCTTCCTGTGCTTGCAGCTGGCCAGCTACTACGCCACCGAGGGCGAGCCGACGATCGCCGCCGACACGGTGGACTACAAGACCAAGAGCGACCGCTTTCGCGCGCTGGCCAAAGACTACGCGGCGGCGTTCACCCGCGTGGTCGGCGACACGCCCAGCGATCGCGCCCAGGGCGCCAGCGTGACCGTGCAGCTGGAGCGGCCCGATGCCCTGGGCAACGGGCGCATGTTTCACCCGACCCGTAACTGGCCGCGCTGATGGATATCGTCGTTGACACCAGTCGCCTGATGCAGCTGGCCGAGCTGTGGCGCCGTGCGCCCGAAATCACGCGCGAGGAAATGCTGCGCACGATTACCGAGTGCGACCTGCTGGTGCAGGGCGAGCTGATGCAGAAGCTGCCGCGCGGTGCCGGTGGCCTGCACGGCGCGGGCGTGGCTGGCACCGTGTTCCGCGAAGAGCATGCGCTGGCCGACAACGTGCTCGGCCTGGTGGCCAGCAAAGAGCCCTATGCCGAATACCTGGAGCTGGGCACCCGGCCGCATGCCGTGGGCCCCAGCGGCATCGAGGCGCTGACTGATTGGGTGGAAGCGCGCATCGGCCTGCGTGATGAAGAGGCCGAAGGCATGGCCTACGGCATCGCGTGGAAGATCCGCCACTTTGGTACCGAAGCGCAGCCGGTGTGGCAGCAGACCTACGCGCGACTGCACGGTGCGTTGACGGCGAAGTTCGAGGCGGGCATTGCGCGCATCGCCGCTCGCCTGACCGGAGCGACCGCATGAGCACCGCCGCCCAGATCCGCGCCGCCATCGTGGCGACCATGCGCACCGTGCCCGGCATTGGCGTCGTGCAGGACCGCGAGCGCTACGCCAAGGACATGCCGTCGCTCAAAGCGATGTACCAGGCATCAGGCAAGGGCCTGCTGGGCTGGTTCGTGCGTCGACAGCAGATCGTGGAGACCGACCGCATCCAGCCGCGCAGCGTGGAGTACCTGCGCTGGCGCATCCAGGGCGTGATGGCGTTCGACGACGCCAGCGCCAGCGAGCTGGTGTTCGACGACCTGATCGAGCAGCTGCGCGCCGCGTTCCGCGCCAACGACACCCTGTCCGGCACCGTCGCCCAGTGTGCGCTGGCTGGCGGCAAGGAAGCCGGCCTGCAGCTGGATGACGCCGGCCCGGTGAGCTTTGCCGGCGTGGTCTGCCACGGCGCCCGGCTCTCGCTCGTGACCCAGCGCTTTCTCTGACCCGAGGACCGACCCATGACCACCGAATATCGCGACAAGACCGGCAAGCTGCTGCGCGTCGACCGTGGCACGCGCCCTGCCGGCAGCCCGCCGCCTCCCAAGCCCACCCCGGCCCCTACGCCTGCCCCCACGCCGGCCCAACCCGCTCCGGCGGTAGCCAAGAAGATGGAGAAATAAGCCATGTCCCTGCGCAGCAAGTCCCTACTCGTCATCGCGATGCCGGAGGTTGCCTACGGCACGGCCGTGGTGGCCGCCGGCAGCGGCGCCATCGTCACCAGCAACGCGGCACTGAGCCCGCTCGAAGGCAGCACGATCAGCCGCAACCTGGACCGGCCGACGTTCGGCAACGACCTGCAGCTGCACGTCGGCGTGCATTGCATGCTGCAGTTCGATGTGGAGCTGGTGGGCAGCGGCACGCTCGGCGATGCCCCGGCCTGGGGGCCGCTGATGAAGGCGTGCGGCGTGAAGGAGACGATCGTGGAGGACACGTCGGTCGTCTACACGCCGCAGACCAGCAGCACCGAGTCGATGACCCTGTACTTCAACATGGACGGCCAGCAGCACGTGCTGACCGGTGCCCGTGGCAGCTTTCAGCTGAAAGTGGAGAGCGGCCAGATTCCGCACATCACGTTCCAGTACACCGGGCTCTACAACGTGCCCACCTCGACGGCCGCCCTGAACCCCAGCGGCTGGAGCAATTTCAAGATCCCGCAGCCGGTCACGTTCGACAACACGCAGCAGGTCGAGGTGCACTCGCTGGCCAGCGTGTTCAAGACCTTCGACTTCGACCAGGGCAACGTCGTGACCTACTACGACAACCCGGGCGAGCAGGAGGTGAAGATCACCGACCGCGAGTCCAAGGGCAGCGTGTCGATCCTGGCGCCGGCGATCTCCGCCAAGGACTATTTCAGCGCCACCAAGGCCAACACCGTGGGCAATCTGGATTTTGCCCACGGCACCGAGGACGAGACCCGCGTGGTGTTTGCCAGCGCCAACGTGCAGCTGCTGCAGCCGAAGTACGGCGACGACCAGGGCCGCGCCACGCTGGAGGCGCAGCTGTCGTTCGTGCCGACGCTTGCCGGCGATGACGAGTGGGAGCTGCGACTGGAGGCGGCTGCCTGACCCGGGTTACCCAACGGCCCGTCGCTGGCGCAGGGCGGGCATTTCCCCACGCAAGACCTTTTCACCCCACACAAGGAAACGCACATGAGCCTCAAGCTGAAGAAAGTGGACACCTTCAAGACCCGCGTGCACGTGGTGCTGCTTGGCACCGATGCCGATCGCGCGCAGGAAGCCTCGTTTGTCGCCGAGTTTCGACACATCGACCGCGACGCGTTCGACGCGCTGCTGGCCAACTCGCCGAGCGACGCCGAGGTGATCGACCAGGTGCTGGTGGGCGTGGCCGAGGTCAGCGATGACGCGGGCAACCCGCTGCCGTTTGCGGAGGCCCGCGACGCGATCAAGGCCGACCTGTCCTATGCCGGCGCGACCGTGCGCACGTTTTTCGAGACGTTGGCAGGCGCGCCGGCAAAAAACTCGAATCGGTCGCGCGCGCGCTGAGCGACGGCGCGGCCGCCGATGACGACAGCGGCGACAGCCTGGCGGCGCAGCTGGCCGCAGCCGGCGCGCCTGCCCATCTGGTGGAGACGGCCGAGGCAACCTCGGCCATCTCGGACGAGATCGAGGTGCTCGCATGCAACTGGGCAACCGTGGAGGTGTATCAGCGCTGCCAGCTGACGATGCACGTGACGATGCATGGCGTCGTATGTGGCGGGATCGCCGCTGCGGAAATCCTCGCCGCCATACGGCTGGCCCAGGTGCTGCAAAAGGATTGGGGTGCTGTCGCCGCCGGCGTGCAGGCGATGGGACGGATCGCGGCCCAGGTGATCAATGCCGCCGCGCGAGCTGCCCCGCAAACACGATGACGCCGACGCTTGCGACGACACCGAACGCGCATCCGATGAACACGCCCATGACCCACCCGGCGATGCACGTGCCGATGACGAAGCCGAGGGCGGTGGCGGTGAGGATGGGACGCATGGCCACAGGATACCGCAGTGAGTACTGAATACACCGTAGGCATCCGCTTTACCGGCAATGCCAGCTCGCTCAACCAGGCGGCGGCAACTGCGGCTGCGGGCGAGCGCGAGGTGGGCCGCGCGGGTGAGGCAGCCGGCGCCCAGGCTGCGGCAGGGTTTGGCAAGACGCGCGCGGGCGTCGAGTCGATCAGCGTGCAGCTGCAGCGCGTGCGCACGGAGATCGTCGGGTTCATCGGTGCGGCCTCGCTTGTGCAGATCGGCCGCGGCACGGCGCGGATGGCCGATGAATACGCAAACATCGGCTCGCAGATGCGCCAGGCCACCCAGAACGCGGTGAGCTTTGCCGCTGCGCAGGACGTTGCCTACGGCATCAGCCAGCGCACGGCGTCGAGCCTGTCCGGCACGGCCGACCTGGTCAGCAAGGTGACGCGCACGCTCAACAGCATGGGCGAATCCGGCGCGGCGGCGTTCGGCAAGGCAGCGGCGCTCACCGAGAGCGTCCAGCAGGCGATTGCGTTGTCGCACGTGTCGGCGGAAGCCGGCAACGCGGCGGTGATCCAGTTGACCCAGGGCCTGGCCAGCGGCGTGCTGCGTGGCGACGAGCTCAACAGCGTGCTTGAGCAGACGCCGCGACTGGCGCAGGCCATTGCCGACGGCATGGGCGTCACTATCGGCCAGCTGCGCGCGATGGGCGCCCAGGGGTTGATCACGGCCGAGCAGGTTGTGCAGGCGCTGACCAACCAGTCGCAGACGCTGCGCACGGAATTTGCCGACCTGCCGCTGACGATCGACCGCAGCTGGACGATGCTGACCAATGCG